TGATCGACGTGGGTTTTTATGAGGTGGAGGGGCCTCATTATATAATACCAAGTGATGCCTAATAAGCAAAACAAATCCTCCAAAAACAATTCCGCCAATGGAAAGCGGAATAAAAATAAAATTTCCATGCCAAAGCGAAGCAAAGGGAGTACTTCAGATGCACTACCTTATAAGAGCAAAGAGCGCAACATGCTTGCGTTTCAAGCTCCAGGAGTGTCCAATAATAGAATTGCCCGTGCCAAGCCAATGCGGATGCTTCAATCAATGAGACCTCGCGTCTCAGCACCCGGCATGGCTTTTCTTAAATGTGCTTTTGCGCCACCTGATTTCTCCGGTACGGATGTTAAAGGTGTTCCAGATTTATATTCTGGCAAAAGCTTAGTTAAGAAGCACCGCTTCATCGGCGACAAGACTTTCAAGAATGGGAAGGATACATATATTTTGCTCCTTCCAGTTCCCGGTTACGCATACTTTGTAGCTGAAGTCGCTGCTGGCTCCGGCATCGTAAGTGGAACAAACTTCGATGGCGTGCCATACTCAGATATTACTTCTTTGTTTGGTGCCAACAGCACGACTACAGCTGATATTGTTAATAAGTTTCGATATGTTTCAAATCATCTCGAGCTTATTCCAACAACAAATGCTATGAGTTGGTCCGGAAATTTACAGTCATTTCGCTTTCCAATGTCGTTGTTTATTCGACAGAGTGCGGCAACAGTAACAACCACTGGCAATTTGTGGTCAATTTCAGGCTTAGAAAGCTTAAATTCATCCAATGCTGATCAGTACACTGGTCCCTTTAATTTGGGTTGCTATACAGCAGCCTATAATACAGGCAATGGGTTTGCGTTCAACCCCATATTGGAAAGAGTTATTGCTCTACCTGGAACTCTTGACGCTGGTGATTTTGGTCGAATAGTAGCACCAGGTGCACTTGCCATCACAGGCTTTGATGCAAACTTTGATTGTGTTTGCTTAAAAGTCTCTGGTGTCAACACTGACCTTAATACTTGTATATTGAAGACTTGGGCTTGCGTGGAATACCAAGCATTGCCCGGTTCATCAGTTTATGAGTACCAGTCTTTTTCTGTTTGTGATCCTCTAGCATTAGAGATGTATCGCAACATAATTCGCGAACTCCCAGTAGGCGTCTCATTTTTAGACAATGAGGGCTTCTGGACTCGAGTTCTGTCAATTATTCGCAGAATTAGCGGGGTCGGAATGGTGCTGCCAGGACCTTATGGTGCTATGGCAACAGGAGTCAACATGGCCACTAGTGCTCTAGAGTCGCTCGTATTGTAAACTTTGGCGTCTTGCAAGACTATAAACTGCAGGGAAGGAAAACCCTAAACCCCGGTGGTACGGACCTCTTACCCTTTGATAAAACAGAAGAGAAACCTATTTAGAGCAATCTTATAGGGAGTATTGTTTGTCTCGGATAGAGGGGTGGACCACTGCTTGTGAAGGAAAGACACAGTTTAATAAAACCCAGCTCTTAATAGCGCAACCTACTGCTAGAACCAGAGGCCAATGACTGGGTAGTGACTGATCGGTAAAGGTCGGTTAATGATAACTTTCAGGCGCGTGAGCTCAGGGATCTCAATGTTCCTTAATCATTGATGGGGTCAAACAGACGGTAACACATAGTCGAAAGATGAAGCTTGACTGCACTTTAATTTAGTGCGGGCAGGCGCGTGCACAATGGTCCCCAGGGTGCAACTTGTTGTGCCTAACTGGTCTAGGATGAGACTATCAAAATCATTCCTCAAGGATAAGAGTAAACCCTTTAGTCTGCCAGCCGAGTCCTACTTGGGTTGGTTGTACTATACCAGCAGCCTTTCAATCGAGGTTTGACGGCCAAGTGATGAATGTCATTTTTGGTCGCCCTAGGTTGAAGCTGAAGCAATAAAATGCA